CATGGCTAACAACGGCCCGAGGTCCGCGGCTCCTAGCTTAGTAGGATCGCCCATTAAATTAGGTCTCCTTATCATAGGAATGACATCCAATATATCTGGATCATCTAGAACACTAGCTGCGCCCGATTGAAATTTTTTCTTTTTATCCATTAACTAAGCTTTGCTTTTCTAAAACCTTTGTTAGCAATTCTAACACCACGTACCTTGGTACGCGAACCGTCTTTCATTGTTGCACCAGCAATTCTATCCGCTTGTGTTGGCTTTGGATTTTTATCAATACCAGCTTTTACTGATAACATACCGAAGTCAGTTTTCTTACCATCTTTAAATATTTTCTTAGTCTTTTTTTTCATTTCTTGAGAAGTTTTACCAGCAGCACCTTTACCCTCTTTATCTAAATTTTCTTTAAGTCTTATGTTTACATCCCTTTTTGTCATTGGTACTTCGTAGTCTTCTGGTTTTACTTTTGCTGTCATAATAACTCCTAATAATATTCTCGCATCTTCAACATACTTGGCTCATCCTCGTAGTCTTCTGGGTGCGTAATAAAATTTCCCTGTCTGAATCTTAACAGAGCTTGAGTGGTGGAGTCAACATAATCGTCGTGTTCACCAAAAGGAAAAGCAGCACATTCCTCAATAACCTCTTGCGCCCACCTTTCGTCAGGATAATAAACTTGTCCCGATTCAAATAGAGGTGCTACAGCGTTTACTCTTGAATGTTTATCATTTCCTTTGCTCGGTGTAAAGTTAACAACGGGAATTCCTGTTTGACGTAACTCGTACGTTAGCGGAAGGCCTGACGCTTTCGCTTCGATGATCACGGTCTCGGGTTCCCAGTAATTGTACTGTTCGACCGCTTTCCTTTTTAATTCAGGAAACTCCCACCGCCCGCGTTTCGCGTCTAACAAAATACAAGCAGGTGCTCTCATTTCATCTCTATAGAAAACTCCCCATGTCGTAATCGCCGAATAGTCGGCTGTTTCTTTTTTACTATAGGCTGTATCGTAGCTTTGAATTATATGTTGGAGGGGAGGTGGATCTTCATGTTCATATAACTTCCACCAGTCACGTTTGATAATGGAACCTTCTTCACTGGTGGGCTGCTGTTGCCACTGTGCTTGCCACTTCTGTTCTGACAGAGATGCTTTGACAGAAAGTAATTCATCTTCTTTCCAATACTCAGGCCACATAGGATTACCCGTCTCAGGAAAGATTGCGGGAAACTCAATAATATCCCATTGATCTGCTTTAACTCCTTTTTGTGCATTAACCAATTTACCTGTCAGATCTTTAACGGACCAACGAGTCATAACAATAACAATGGCTCCACCAGGTTGTAAACGCTGACGAGGTCCAGAGGTATACCATTCGTACGCATTATCGAATGCGGTAGAGGACAACGCATCTTGCTCGGAGTGTGGGTCATCGATGATAAGTAAATCCGCACCACGGCCCGTGATTGCACCACCAACACCCGCGCCAAAATATTCACCACCTTTATTCGTTTCCCAACGGCCCGCGGCCTTCGAATCTTGTGATAATTTTATATCTTGAAAAATATTTTTATAGTCTTCTGAATCCATGAGGTTACGTACCTTACGACCAAAACGATAAGATAATTCTGCTGTGTGCGTAGTTTGAATAATCTTTAACTTCGGATTGTGGCCCATCATCCATGCGGGAAAAAGAAAAGAAGCAAATTCTGACTTGGTATGACGTGGAGGCATATTAACGATTAAGCGTTTTAACTTGCCCTCTTTGATTAAATTAAATTTTTCTGCAATTTTTTTATGGTGATACCCTGCAATAAATTCTGGCCATACGGCACGTACAAAAGATAGATAATCATCTCTTGAATGCTTTGACGTATCTATTTCAGCTTTTTTTAATTCTAATTTTTTAATTAAGTCTTCAGCTTCAGAATAAGTAATTTGATCGTAATCCATTTTTCTGTGATGTTTAACACATATAATCGTTTGTGTAAAACTTACACGCTACGTGCATGCCCACAATGTATAGGGGGGAGAGGGGGGTGGCGTCGTTTTAAGGGATTATTTCTGGCAAAATCGAGTTGGGACTCTAGATCGTGTATATCTAAATGTAATAACTACTAGATGTAGGGGCGTGTGAGTCGAGGATTATTTTGGAGATGCTGGTTACGCTGGTGGAAGAGTGTGTGGAGATGGTATAAAAACCATCTCCATTTTTGTAGGTTATCTAGTCAAGCCAAACTTATTAGCTAGATTAGATGAGAGTTGAATACCAAAGTCTTTTATTGTTTGGTTATCTCTATTCCTTAGTATGAAAGAAAACATTTCACTATCAAGATAACTAGCAACCAATTGCCAATCTACATCTTGATTGTTACTTACTAAAGGCTCTGCGACCTCCGAATTCTCTCTGTTGTTAACCGCTCTATTTGAGCGGTTAGTATTAGTTAAATTTCTTAGGTTTTGTAATTGTGTTACTAAATCGTTAGGCATTAGCTATCCTCCCTAGTTGCTCTTCAATTTGTAACTCAACCTCTTTAGAATTGGTCACATTCTTGATAGCATAGTAACTTGAAGTCTTAACGGGAATTTCTATCTTTTTCTGCGTTAAAATTTCCCTTACTTGTTTCATATCAGTTAATGATCTATTCACTTCACTAATTGAGAAAACATTATTGTTATGAGTAAATATAAAATTTTCTTTTTCAGTTAAGTTCTTATCATCAATTAATTGATACACTTGCTTTTGTAATTGCTTACACTTTTTATCTGCAAGGTTTTTGATATCTTGATACTGTCTGTATTCAAGAAGTAGTTTTACTTCGAACGCATTTAATTTTTTAGCCATGATGTAACTCCTTTAGTTTAATCGTTTAAGGCTAGTATTAACTATTAATACAAATACCAATCTACTTATAATTAATTATAAGTAAAGAAAATAATAATTTATTTTTTTACATAATTTAAACTCCAAAAATTCTGATGACAGGAAAATGACAGGAAAAAATTAATCATTCCAGGTCAGCCCAGGTGATGTGTTCTAGATCTATATAAAGACCAAACGAGTGGCGAACAACTGATGTATTTTTCACGACAAGAACCCATGAACTGCGAAGAATAGTGCGAACAAACTAGCAAAAAGAAATGCAACAAAAGGATTTCGACCGACAGCAACCAAAATAATAAAGGTGGTAAAGAAAAACATCATAGCGGCAACTCAGCTGCATCCTGTTCCGGGTGCCCTGGATCTATAAGAAACCCCAGAAAACGGCGAGATTTTGGTGTATTTTTCCACAGAAGCCCAGGTGGAGGTGATGCTTCAGGCTCAGAAGCTCGTAAAAAATGGCTGTTTTCTGCCGATTCTTTAGGCTTGACAACGGAGAAATTAGCCGCTGGCGGCTTGCGTAATGTATAGTAAGGCCACAGACGTGGCGAAAAGTCAGCGTATTTTTTTGACATCATTCCCCCTAATGTTTTAAGTATGCTATATCAGGATGTTTTGGATCCCAACACGCCCGGCAAGTCTTGCATTCGTTGCCTTGTTTATATGCTTTGCATAGGTGAGACGTCGCCAGGTCTTCGCTGGTGACAACCGTGGAACTGTGACCGTGCGATTTATGCGGGACGCCGTTGACCATCGACGCGGAAAGCCTAACAACTAAATTTTTTGGAAACTCACCGTATTTGTTTTTATATTCTTTAACGAAACCAGCTTCGCGAGTTGGCAGCCAGTGCATCACCTCGGGTGTTTTGTTGCATACTTCAACAATTTTCTTTAAATGAGCCACGCCCTGGAGATCCCCGCTATCGTGCCATCTAAAATATTTTGATTTGTTCTTATACCAATTGATTAATGAAGCCATCGCCTCAACCCATAATTTATTATCAATTGATTTTAATCGGCGCTGGTGCGCCTCGTATACATTCGGGAAAACATAACGACCTTTCAACGCATAACATGCAGAGCAAACACTGTTCGCAATTTTTCTTAATACGCTTCCTGTCTTGCAATCTTTAGCGCTTAATCCATAACCGTGGCCCGGCATCTTGGACGGCTTAGACAAACCCCCAACCAGCGCCCACGCTTCTTTTACTGTAAACATAACGACCCCTTTTTTATAATAGAATATAGTTATAACTTATTATAAGTCAACCAATTAAAAATTTATTTTTCCCCAGCTGCAGGATCAGCGGCTTCCAGGCGGCCTGACTGAATCTATATAGAAGCCCAGAAAACGGCGAAAGGTCAGCGTATTTTTTCCGTGCTTCCAGGGCCCAGCCAGGTGAAGCGTGAGCTTCAGGGTAATTTTTGGCGGATTTCTGCCATATTTTAAAGTCTTCCCGCAGCTACCAGCGGCACCTGGTGCATGCGAGTAATCTATATAGGGGCGTAGGGTTTGGCGTATTTTTGGCGTATTTTGACAAGCTGCGCAAAGCGATCCTCGGACCATGTTTCGGTCATAACCAGATCTGGGGCGAGCTTCAAGCCTTTTTCCCCGAGCTCCGTGGCCCTTTTTCCCACATATATCAGCAGTGCCCTTCGTAAGAGGGCCTTAACGCAGATAAAAGACGTACCACCATACTTTTCATAGCGATGATGCCATGCAATTTGCTTAGAACTGAGCAAAACTTTGTTAGTCTTAGTTAATTTTAATTCAACCCAAAAGGTATGTCCAAATCCTGTGTCAGAATCTTTAAAAAATCCATGTAAATCAGGAATTCCAGGTGATGTTTTGGACTCAACTCTATCCCACTTAACAATATTACTGTTAAGTCTTATCGTCTTCCAAATATTCTTCTCTTTCATTATCTTTTTTCTTTTCACGTGAAAGCACATTTACTACCTTTGGAAACCTTTTTTTCAGGTCAGCAAGTCTTCTTTCAACCTCTGCTTTAGGCATACTATCAATTGATCCAGTCAAAATTTCTTTTCTATCAACATACAAACCTGCTGCTTTTCCTCTTGAAACTTCAGCACTTACGGCTGCCGTATAATTGCCTTTTTCTTCTGCTGATTTAGATAAACTTGCAAGTCTCCTCATGTGACGATTATAGTTGACATGATATTTTTTATGTTGCTCTTCTCTTAACTCCAACAAATAATCATATACTTTTGGATATCTTTCTCTGTTTTGTAATTGACTAGCAATAACTCTAGCAGACTTTTCAGAATAACCCGCCTCAATAGCACATTGAGTTGCCGTCCATTCGCCATCATACAAAATAATTAACTCACAAAATTTTCTTTGTTGAGGAGTTATTTCAACAATATTTGATTTTTTCATAGTTTACCCCTTATACAGCATTTTTATCAAAATTGAAATTTTTACCTTTTTCCTCTCGCGCGCGGTACCAGCAAGGTTTGAAATGTTACCTGTTACCTGAAGAATTGTCTCTCAGGTAACACAATAAGTAACACTTTTTTCTTTGTTTTCTGCGTGTTGTAGCCAAATGTTACCTGTGTTACCTCATATTTGAACAAAAAGTAAAAAAATATTTTTTTCAAAATAATTACTTATATAGAGAGAACTTTAAAATACTTTTGGATCATCAGATATAGGTAATATATCTTTTATCTTATTTAATGCTTTAACCCCTTGACCAACAATATAGGACCACTCTAATTGACTATAAATTCTTTTTGGTTCATCTCCCCAAAATATTACATGAACTTTACTGCATTTGGGGCACAAAAAAACTTCTTTAATTGGAGTTTGGGGTAAATGTGAGGACGTTATTACCATGTCTCTCCTTTAATTTTTTATTAATGTATTTAGAAGCTGCTTCATGATTAATGAATTTAAACTCATTAATTAGGAGGGTGCACCTGGAGGAAAAATCATTAGGTGCTAACCCCTCCAATAAGTGATCAATGACATTAGCTTGCGCTTCTAGTAAAATATCATCACTCATAAACTGCTCCTTAGCCACCATATCGGTTCAGCCATATAACAGTCTTAATTGTATACCTGAAAAGTTACAAGTACACAATAACTTATAACGAGGTGTAGACGAAGCGAAAAAGATTAAAAACTCCGTCTACAACTATAATTTTATACTAAACTTTTAAAAAGGTATAGGTTTTCCTTTTTGCCAACTAACCACGGGACACGGATCAATGAATTTGGCCCTCTTTCTTAATGGCTTTACCCACACATCCTGGAGGGCGTCTAGCCCAAATCTCTCCTTGGCTATTGCACGTTTTACATTCTTGCGTGGCCTCTTCTGTTTCGAACGTAAGACGTATATACCCATTACCCTTGCACACGGGACACGGTTTCTTGATCAGTTCCTGTTTCATATCTCCTCCAAACTATTATTCTCAATCGTTCCCATAACAATCGATCGGCGACTTCGCGCGCAGTACGGGGTTCCCGTACGGCTTTTTTACTAATCTTCTCTAGTGCAGCACGTAAACATTTTTCTATATTCTTGTTTTTCTTGCTTGCCACTCTAGATCTCCATCACGTACACCTTTATTATATTCCTCTTCCAGGCGAGCTTCATATATTCGTCGTATGCGCCATCCTGCTAAAAGATATCCTAAAACAAATACTCCAACTAACCATCCGAAATAAATAAAATTACTCATCAACTGCCTCCACTAGTTCTGAAAAAATTTTAAAAGCTGCTGGGTTAGAATAAAATAATCTATTCAATGTTCGGTCCCGTAACTTTCTTGGTGCGTACTTAATTATAAAGATAACTGTGCGTTGTGGTTTTTGTAAAACTTTATCAAAATAAATACGCACAATACTAAACCACATCCAAAACAAATAATTTTTTATGTGTTCCTTCATTTAGGTAAACCTTTCCTTTTACCGCGTTTATTTTCGTTCTCTTCTTCGTACTCAACTAATTGCTCAATATACTTTGTTATTGATTGATACCTTGCTTTAGCTAATTTTTTTAGCCGTGCATGCACATCATGCCTTACAGCAATCGTTGAGTAGGGTGAGTTTGATTTATTCATTTTTCTCCTTTTGTTTAATTAATTTATTTAAATACCATTTAGCTTTTTTTAAATCTTCAATGCCATTCTTTGATTTATATCTAGAAATATACTTAACAATATTCCCTTCTAAAAAACCCATGTCATATTCAATAATAAAATCAGTTACTTGAATTTTTTTTCTATAATAAGACGGATTTATTTTATCTTGTTCACGGGACACGGCGCATGAGCTCCTGTAGTTTATGAAAATAAATTATTCTAAATTCAATATCTTCAGCACCTAACATCGCATTGATAAGATTTTGTTGGCGATTTAAAAATAATTCTTCCGTCATTGGTAATGGCTGATAATCAACCGTTGGACCTGGATGAATAGAATTTATTCCTGATTGCCAACTTATAATAACCATTCGAAACCTCCCCTACTCCAAACGATCCAAAAACCAAACAACAATGCAAAAAGCAAAGTGTTTTTGTAGAGAACTATTCCCGCTATTAATATGATAGCTATTACTCCATGTAACATTGTCATACGTAACTCCTTTCGACGGGAATAACTCCCTATAACTACATATAACTATTTATAACTTTAATTCAAGATTTTTTTAAGACTTTTATCCATTCACGGTATTGTTCATTCAAAACTTTGTTGGAAATCTTGACTTTTCCTACCAAATTAGCGATGATATGCTCATCAACTGTGCCTACACATTGTAGATCTATGTACAAAGTTTTTTGATCTTGGCCATAACGATGAATACGATCTTCCGATTGAATGCGTACTTCTAAATCATAATTATTAGAATAATAAATAATTGTTTTTGACACAGTTAAATTTAATCCATACCCACCTGTCTTTGGATTGGCTACAAGATATTGCAGCTCAGACTTAGGATCTTTAAATTTTTCTATAATATCAACTCTCTCTTTATCTTTGGTTCCTCCATAAAAAGATTCTACAATAGAATGATTGTCATACTTTTTTGTAATTGCTTTTACTATGTGTTCAATGTTGTGACGATAGTTTGCCCAGATAATAACTTTACCATCAATCTCATCTAAACAATCCATTAACGTCTCTAATCTTGGGATCATTCCTTTTTCATCATGAAGATCTATAATGCCGTCGTCATCTGTAACTAGAAAACCACAAGCGATTTGATGTAGGCGTAACATCATTGT